TGGCCAGTTTTTATGGATTTAAATCTATTCTACTACCTCTGTGTGTAACTGTGCCTGTTGTATTACTGATTTTGGTACCTTCAATGGTTTCTGTTTTATTACCTAATACATCCACGGTCATATTGCCGGCCACCTTTAGATTAAAGTCACCACCACTATTTAAATTCATTTTACCTTGTACGGTCACAATGTTTACATCACCAGAGTCCACTTGTATGTTTACGTTGGCACCGGTTCCTACTTGTATATCGTAGTGGTTATTGGCCGTATTGGATTTGTTAATGTAGATTTTATGGCGGCCGTCTATGGAAATATCAGAGTCGCCAGATATGGCCACCTGTTCTTTACTACTTAATAAACGGTATGATTCACCTTTTATTATTTCTACTTTGTTACCGCTGGCGTCTATTTCGTAGGATGTTCCTGTTCTATGTCTTTCGTGTATTCGTTCATTGCCTGTTGTGTCGTCATATTCTCTTATATGGCCGCTTTCTGATTCGTAAACGTGATTGTAAGGATAGGCCGCTGAATACGGTATTGCTGGCTGGTCAAACGTGTCACCATCTGAGCCTTCAATCGTTGATCCGTCGGCCGCCGTAGTAGGATTAAAATCCGCTGTGGCCACCCCTGTAATTCGTGTTGATTGCCTTAATGTTAAGGCCAAGTGTGGATTGTCTTCATTGTTTACGGCCAACCTATTGACATCTGGCTCATCTTTGTATTTTGGATATACACCGTTAGGATCATAAAAACCTTTTGATGTATTGGCCAATTCAGAAGGACGGCCAGGTAAACTACCCAATATAACCGGCTCTTGTCTTGTATTACCATCTCTAAAATAACCTAACACCCAACTACCTTCAACAAGGCCGCTTGGTGATTGGCCTAACCCCGTAATGCCGGCCGCTGTAACAGGTAACATTACGTGAGCCCAAGGCAAATCGGCCGTGGGTAATATCTCTTTGTTTCCTGTATGATGGCCTAACGCTCTGACTTTTAGACGGCCTGTGTAAGTAGGGTCGTTACGGCCTTCTACTACGCCAACAAACCAAATAAAACCGTTAAACCCTAAAAATTTGTTATTCATATTTTATTTTTTTACCGATAAATGTTTTCTTTTAAACACTACGCTATACGCCATAAATGGCCATTTCTATAAAGTGTACGCCGGCCTGTGCGTACTAGTCTTTCCTCTTGTTCCGGCCTATTATCCAAGACAAGGCAGTTGCTAAACTGACTTTATCTTTGATATTCCTCATTACCTCTCGGTTACCCTTGTAAAACCTTAATAGTTTTAGTTCTATTATATAGTCCTGAAAGGCCGCTAGAGTGTTATTGTATGAGGTTTTGATCTTTTCTATCATATTTTTCATTGTTTGTCTCTGTTTTGTTGAGGTCGTTCTCTCTTTGTTTTCTCAGCATTTAATTTCTCTATTTCATTCATATTTTCTGTTATAATGGCCTGTATCATTGCCCAATTAAGGCCGGCCATTACTATCATACCTATGGCTATTATGAGTAAAATTAATTCTATCATATTTTCCTTTCATATGCCGGAAGCGTCGGACTCGACGGATTCTCAAAGAATCTCTTAGCCTATGTTAATACCTCCGTTTTTGATTTATCTATATCGGATGATAGTGTCTGCAAGTATCTTTCATCATCTTCAAATACTGATATAATCTGTGAGTTGTTTTTATCTTTTAGTTTTACTAAATCTGTCTCTGTATTTACAGGCAACATATTACGTACAGCGTCTTTTGAACAACGTATTACCATTTCGTGTCTATTATCTATTCGATTTATCTTGTGTTTTATTTGTAATACTAGATAACGGCCAGAATAGTAAGGATTTAGCTCTTGGCTCTCACCAGGATTGATTGGTTTTGCTGATGGCAAACTAAATGATATAAGATCACCAGCGTGTACTTTGGTGTTACCAGGAACGTTTAGGATTAGATTATTGTTCATTAATTGCTGTCTCTGTGATATAGAATTTGATATTAAGTCTCTATTTGGCACAGGATCATAGTCGTTGTGCACTTTACTTGTTGCCGTTGTGTTCATTAACTTTTGCAATGGTTGCTCTGATAATGTCTTTTTTGTGTTATCAAACGCCGAGTGTGGTTGTATAAATTTTATGCCTGATCTAGCACCATCTGTGTGTTCAGTATGAAAAAAGTTACCAAACGTGCTGTGATAGTCAAAATCGTGTGTTTCAATTGTTTTATAAAATAAATCTGTATCTACAATACGACTGGCAAATAGGCCTTCGGACAAATCTTCTAGTGTGTTTACAGGATCCTCAAAACTATAATGTTTTACACTTCTCATTGCCTGCTCTACATCTACATTACCACCAACTCTTGTATTGGCTGGTTGTAGGTGATATTTTTCAACAACTGGTCGTGCCGTGTGTCCTCGTATCGCCAATAATGACTCAATTGATCTAAAGTGATAGCCTCTTAATGTTTCAAAAAATAGATAGTTGGCGTTTTCATATACTTGTGATATAGTTTGTGTGGCTAGAAACTCTATTGCCTTAAATGGTCTCACGTTTGGTATTACAAACTTTGAATTAGATTTAGATTCTTCTATGTAACATTTTTTTCTACTATCAAGGTATTTTTCATCTTTTAATATCTCTGCTACAGCATTTTCAATAGGCCCTTCAAAGGCACGTGAAACTTTTGTTATACTATTTCTATATGCCTCTCTACTTGTAAAATGTAGTCTGTAAACCATTTGACGACCTGTACCACCTGATGGTCTAATCTTTTCTATCTTGTAAATGTAAAATGGGTCGCTTGTTTCTTCGCTTGTGTCAACTCTGTCCTCTTTGGCAGAACCAGGCGTATGTAATTTTAGTTCTAATCTTTCTAGGCCTGTTAATGGTAAAACCGTTCTAATATCTTGTGCGTCGGCCAAGTCTATCTCACCTGTAATACACTCCATAGATATATCTTCAACTATTGACAAGTTCATCAATTGTGGTAAGATATTAATTCTTAATGATTCTGTTGCGTTGTCGGGATCAGTTCTATAAGATATGATATTACAAAGTTCTAATCTAAAATCGCCAGCGTATCTTAAAAGTTCTTTGTCTTCATTTATACTAGCCATAGCATTATCTTCTAATCAACCTTTCAAATTCTTCCAAGAACATAGGTAAATATCTAGGATCAAGTAATTTGATGTTTCTTTTTTTATCTTGTTCTCGTCTTTCATATTCATAGTTTGTAACTGCCTCGGCACCTGTCTCTGTACTATTTACTTCTATCTTGTGTGAATAGTCATCTGGTCCATTGCCTGTCGTAGGTCCACTTGATTGTGTAATTTCATAATGATGTACGCCTAATGGTTGAGCATACTTGTCTTTTACATATTTTTCAAAATCTTGGTCTGATAATGGCCAGCCATAGTATCTGTCTGTAATATCATTTAATAACAATATAATCCAAAAGTAATCTGTTGTACCAAAATGTTTATAAGATGTAGTCTCTGGTGTTTCACCACTTGGCACATCATAAGTTGAAAATAAAGCGGCGTTAGTTTTTAGTTGTTCTCTAACTTTTATTCTTCTAAAAATATCTGTAACTAACTTAAAATTCTTTGTGTTATCAATGTCATATAACAACTTTGGAAATGTTTCAAAATACTTTGCCATATTAGTAACCTTGTGCTATAGTTTCTTTTGTCATTATCTCTGTCTCTGTAAATGATAATGTCATTGATATTTGTACAGGAGCAGCGCCATCATTATCAAATTGTCTAAACGTGCTAAATTGGTCACCACCATAGTTTACTTCACAACCTGTCAATACACATCTACTAATTTTGTTTAGATAATTGTTAAGTTGACCTTGATAAGCATAATGTATTTCAAACTCACTAGGCACTTTAAAATATCTACCACCAGCCACATCAAAACTTAAACTTGGATGCATATGATATTTAAATAGTGTTATAATTTTGTTTATGTCTTCAACTTCTTCTTTGTTTCTAGCAGTTAAATTAAATGAATAATTAAATGCTCTATGATTTACTTTTTCAAACACTACCTCGCTAAATGGGTTTTCAGCAAAACCTGTTATCTTTGTTATGGCACCACCAACATCACCAGCGCCAAAAGCCTCTAAAGTTCCAATACCTAATCTTTTAGCTGCCTCAAAACCAACACCACCTAGTCCACTTAAAAATGCCTTCATTTGTTCTTCATCATTTTTAGCACCTGCTACAGCGATACCTGTTCTAGCACCTACACCTGCCATACCTAATTCAGTAGGACCATTTGCCACATCATACTTGACATTTATTCCTGGTGGCATATACAATGCTACAGCTGCTGTTGCTACATTATGAGTTGATCTTTCTGAAGTTACACTATTTTTTGTAGGTCTACCAATCTTTACTGCTGAGTTTGTTCTACCATCTCTTAATCTTGCTACATTATATTTTGTTTCACTATCACCTACATTACCAGCACCTGTGGCTGTTTCAGTTACAAAACTAGAACCAAGTAAATCTTCATTAAATTTTTTATCAGCAAATTTGCTGTGTGTGTTTGATATGACATAGAAAATCATATAATGGCCTTGGTCTGTATTACCTAAATCTCTTGGAAATTTTATGTTTGTAAACTCTAACGGATCAGATTGCATATGAGCCGTAGGCGCCTTCTTGTCTCTTAACTCCAATTTAGAAGTTTTTAACAAGTCTTGTGCCATTGACTTTGATTGTTGAGAGGCAAGGGCATTCTTTAATATGCCACTACCTAAACTTAATAATGATCCTAATTTTATTGAAGCCATCTAAATATCCTATATATTACTAATATTTATATGAGAAAACGAGCAACATACAAAGGTATTTACCGACCAAGTAATCCAAAGAAATACGCTGGCGACCCTAATAGAATTGTTTATCGTTCTAATTGGGAGCGTAAGTTTATGGTGTATTGTGATCGTAATGAAGATATTACATATTGGGCAAGTGAAGAATTA